TCGCCGCCCCGTGCCACGCGATGGGCCTCGATGGTCTGGAAGTCCCCGATGACGTACGCCTCCGGGCCGAAGGCGACGATCTCGTCGGTCGAGCCGTCGTTGATCCGGTTCGTCTCGATGAACCGGATGCCCCGGAAGGTGCCGACCTCGCCGTTGAGGAGGTCGTTCGGGTTGGCGTACTTCTTGGTGTCCGTCCAGCCCAGTTCCCCGGTCTCCGTCATGATCGCCGCCGCCGTCTCCGGGGTGACGAACGCGTGGTACGTCTGGTCAGGGAACTTGGGGACGTTGCGACGGACCATGAGGGTCCGCAGGTCCACGATGCCCTTGGCGTAGCCCGTCTCCGTGAGGACGAGCGAGGGGGCGAGGTTGATCTGGGCGGCGAGGGTGACCTCGACGTAGTCAACCGCGTTCCACGCCAACTTCTCCGACGCCTTGGCGTAGAGATCGAACGGCGAGAAGATCTCCGCGAGGTCGGTCATCGCCGTCGTCTTGCCGACCTGCGTGCCGCCGAACGCGAAGGTGTCGAAGAGCAACTTCTCGGTCTCGGGCGGGATGCCCTCCAGCAGCGGGACTGCCGGTCCGAGATCGCTGAAGCCCGTGTACACGAACTGGTTCGTGCCCGGGACGTGGGTCGCGCGGAGGTACATGTTGCCCTCCTGCGCGAAGACCGCTTCGGTGCGGAGGGTGTCGAGCGTGTTGCGCACGACGAGCGACGTGACGATCTTGGCGAAGTCGTCGTTGAGACCCCACGCCCCGTTGGCCCCAAGGACCGTGCCGGGGAAGTGGGTGCCGGGGACGCCAGCACCCAGCGTGCCCTCGTTGGAGGGGATGATGGGCTGGATGCCGGGGGCTGCCTGATCGGTACCGCCAGCCTGATTGCCGCCGATGAATGCCACTTGTTCTCCTAGTAGGGCTGACCCTCCCTCGCTGCCGCCTGCACCTGCGGTGCGACCCGCCTCAGGTCAGCGAGGAGTTCGTCCTTGGACTTCTCGTTCATGGGCTTCTGACCACCGCCACCGGGCATCCCGGCAGTCTGGCGGCGAGCCGCGTTCGGATCGATACGAGGAGCCACCTTCCCCACACCGGAGTCGAGACGGGCCTCAAGGGCCGCGATCTTCTCGACCGGCATGTTCGCGATGGACTCACCAAGCGTCTCGGCAGCCAACGGATACTCGGCCCGGAGTTGCGCCGCCGCTCGTGCGGTGCGCTCCTGCTGGAGTTCTGCCTCCAGTGCCTTGACCCGTGCAGCCTCGGGGGTCTCACCGACAGGTGCCGCTGACGACTGTGCCCGCAAGGCTTCCATCTGGGCCTTGAGGTTCGCCGTCTCGGCGTTGTGGGCGATGTCCTTCCCGCTAGCGCGCTTCCGCCAGTAGGCTTCGACCTCTTCGACGGTCTGTCCACCGGACGACTCGACGGTCTCACCCGTGGGGTCCTCGGTGTCAGCCGTGGCGTCGGTCTTGCGTACCTCGGTCACTCGTTCTCCTCACTGTGATCGCATCACGGTTGTGATGTCAAGGATTGGGGTTCCCCGGCGTCGGCTGCGGTGCCTTGCCGGTGATGATGGAACCGGCGATCTCGGGGATGTGCGGGATGGCATTCCAGATCGGACCCCACGAGTCAGGCCCGCGCAGGGTCATCTGGTAGAGCGCCGAGTTGATGCCCACGTCGATGGCCTGCTGGATGCCGAACTTGGTCTCCTTGCGGCCCTCCATCCGGCGCTGCTGGTTGTCGAGCCAGTGCTCCATGATCTGGCGCATCCAGTACGGAGCGCCGACCGGCATGTCCCACGGCAGCCCGGGGACGAAGATCGACATGGCCCGCAGCATCGGCTCGTTCTTGTACAGGTAGTCGCGCAGGTTCTCGTCGTACTGCTGCTGGCGCTGGAACGACTGGTTCATGTTGTTGGCGACGACGTAGGGCGCGAACGGCACCTTGTGCCCGAACGGGCGGAACATCAGGAACTCGGTGAGGTTCGGCAGCACCTTGCCCCACATGTACGACGACGGGTAGAGGCCAAGGAACGGGTGGTTGATCGACCGCTCCATGAAGTTCCGCTCGCCGCGCATGTGGACCATGTCGCTGGTGCGACGGCTGGCGAGGTCGGTCGAGATCTGCGCCCACTCCAGCATGTCCTGCTCGTCGGCGTTGAACGTCGAGACGCGCGTCTCCTTGCGCTTCCCGGCCTTCTTGCCGATCTCGTCCAGCATCTTCTCGACTTCAGGACTCAGGCCACGGGCCTTCTTCAGCGCCTTCAGTTCGTTCGCGGCGTGGATGCGCTGGCTGGTCTTGGTCGCCAACTGGGCGGTGAGGGCAGCCTCCGTGACCGTATCGTGCAGCGCCTGCGCGGCGGTGATGTTGGTCCGCAGCGCCGTGATCTCACTGTCGAGCCGCTTGATGGTGTCACGCCCCGGTGCATACGCCTGTGAGCGCAAGGTCTTCATCGACCCCAAGTTCCCGGCGAAGTGCTTCATCAGCGGTGCCATCACCGGGTGGATGCGGTCCTCGTCCTCCATCCACAGCATGAACTGGCTGACCATCCACTCGTGCTCGGCCTCGGTCAGCCGGGTACCGGGCACGTGGGTGCCGTACGGCGTCCCCTCCAGCCCGCCGAAGATCCCCTTGATCACACGGATGGCGCTGTCGTCGTAGTCCAGCACCTCCATGTGGATCAACTCGTGGAGGAGGGATCGGTCATTGACGTGAGGGCGGTTGAAATAGAGTTGGGATCGGCGGTCGGCTCCACTTGCTCGGACAACGGCTGCCCGGATAGTGCCGTTGGCTGTTCGGTCGAAGAGTCGCTCTCCGTTGGAGGCAGTGGCTCCATCAAGGATGTCGTCCCAGATGGGGTCTGTTCCGAGTTCGTCTCCTGCGGCGTCTCGTACCTCGCCAAGGACTCGCTCCCGCTCGTTGCGTACCTCGCGCGGGATGTGCCAGTCGAAGACTCGGTCGATGGTCTCTCGGACCCGAAGGCGAGCGGCCCCGACCAGTTCGCGAACTTCGTCTTCGGGCTTTCCTGAGGGGGCTGATCGGGCACGTTCCATCTCCTTCTTGGCTGCGGCAACGGCCTTCTTCAGCGCCTTGGTGTCCTCGCCCTTGCGCTCTGCCCGGGCCAGCCGCCGCTGCGCCAGCGCGTAGCGACCGTCCATCTGCTCGATCATGATCGCCCGCTCGGCCTCGCTCCGCTGCACGCCGTACGTACCCGGACCGTGGACGATGCGGTTGAGGTAGCCCTCGCCCTGCGGGTTGGACTTCCAGTTGTTGCTCGCACGGATGTACTCGACGGCGCGGCTGCTGACCTCGGCGTCGTCGCCAATCGTCTCGATCAGCCCCGACGCCGCCAGCCGCTGGTTGAACGCGGTGCGCGTGGATCGCCCGGTCCCCGGCTCCCACAGGGTGCGGATGTGGAAGACGCCGTCGGCATCCTTCGCGATGAACGAGTGGCTGCCGATCTGGCGCAGGCCAGCAGCGTGGGTAGCCAGCAGTTCACGAGCGTGGGCAAGGTCACGTGCCCGGATGTCCAGCGAAAGTCCCACGCCCTTGCCGTCACCCTTGATGTAACGGAGCGGCGCGTCGGCCTTCGACATGTCACGCATGAGGAAGCCGCTCTCCTGCTCCGCGAGGTACAGGTAGTGCAGCAGGTACTGCTGTGCCGACCAGTCGTCGGACAGCAACTCGACGGTCTGGGCCGGTCGCATCGCCCCGTTCATGATGGCGTCACCGTCGAAGCCGTCGATCTTCCGGGCACCGCTCAGGATCTCGGCCTCGTCGGACGCATGTCGTGCGCCGATCACGTGGGCGTCCCGATGGTTCTCAGGCGACAGGAGGTCCCACGGGTGGACTTCCATCATCGGGGCGCGGGGGTTGGGAACGATGGTGTGGCTGCCCATCCAGCGCGACTGGTCGAACAGCATGTTGGTCACACTGCCGTTCGGACCCTCGCTGGACTTGAGCATCTGCATCCGGTACCAGCCCAGCGCCTGCACCTCGGACGGCTCCCAGTGCCGACCCATGAAGTTGGTGGCATTGAAGTAGTCCGCGATGTGGTTGGCCTTCTCGACCGCGAAGTCGTACTCGTGATCGGTCGGCACGCCGCTGCCGATGTGCTCCTCGGGGATGATCTCCGTCGTGCCGTTGCTCATCTTGATGACGAAGCCGGTGCCCTCGACGTACTCCGAACTCACGCCACGGACGGTGTCCAGCCCGTTCTGGTACTCGACCAGCCGGTGGACCCACGGGGCCATCGCCTTGTCGAGGTAGCCGAAGTCGCGCTTCGTCCAGATATCCACGGCCACGGGACCCCACCGGCCCTCAGGCCCAAGGATGCCGTTCGACCGCGTCTTGCTGCCAGCCAGCGAGTCGAGGAAGTCGTACAACTTCTGGCCGATGCCCAACTGCTCGATCTTCGCCGCGTTGCCCCACAGCAGCGCGTTCAACTGCTCGGGGTTCAGGCCCACCAACTGCTGGAGGACGTTGCGGGCCTCGCCGGTCTGCAAGATCTCACCGCGTGCGACCATGCCCGACGCCCGCAGGATGTGGCGCATGCCGTCGGGCGGCGACGTGTTCAACTGGGTGGTCCCGAACGACACGATCAGGCGCGCGGCCTGCTGGACCTGCTGCTGCCGGGTCAGGTTTGGATCGACCAGAATGTGGATCGCCTTGCGCACGTCGCTGTACCAGCGGATCGCGGCCTCGATGTCCTGCTGGGTGGCAGCCCGGAGACCTCGTGCGCCCATGATCTGTGGGTCCATGAGGTTGGTGATCTGCTGGCCGTACTGCTCAGGCGCGACATCACCGATGGTGTGGATCGGTGACGTGTACAGCGGCTGCTCGGAGTTCATCGAGATCTCTTGGTACCCGAGATCGGTCAGGCGCTTCTGCGCGGCAGTCTTCTCCGGGCTAGTCCCGGTGTTCTCCAGCAGGAGGCTCCACTCCCGCTGGAACGTGGAGTACCGCTGCGGTGAGACCTCGACCATCATCCGGTAGGTGTCGAACCACGGCTCGTTGTGAGTGACGATCCGGTCAGCCGGGATGTCGTTGATCGCGACCGCGAAGTTGTCCTCGCGGGCCATGCGCGAGGTGGCCCAGTTGTCCACGTCCGTCTGGGAACCGTCCCTGACCTTCAGGGTCACGTTGCCGTCGGTGTTGTTCACCATCTCGACCCAGTGGTCGGGCGGGCCACCGGTCCCGGTGATCTCCTCGGGCCGCAGGTGGACCACGACGAAGGTGCGGTTCCAGTTCGGCTCCTGATGGGCGACGAACCAGATCTGGTTCGGCTCCATGTACTCCTCGTTGCGGGCCATGTCCTGCCGCAGGCCGTTCTTGAGGATGCCCGTCAGGTTGTCGTCGTCGGTGTAGTGGTAGGCGCGGATCATCCCGTCAGGCAGCGGGACATCGCGGGGGCGTGGCGGCAGGTTGTGAACGGACGGCGGGTTCCGCGACTCAAACGGGTGCGGCCTTACCGCCCTCGGGGTCGGGACCCCACTACCATATCCACCGCCTGTTCCGGTTCCGCCGATCCCGGCGAGATCGTCTGCGAGAGAAGGAGCCTCCCCCGCTCGACTGCCGCTCGGCGCTCCTCCGGTGTCAGGCTCGCCAACTGCTCGCGCAGTGACTGCTTGGGGTTCTGCGACGACTGAGGCGTCTTCGGGTCCATTGAACCACTCCTTCCGCGCACTGGCCTGCGTCTCGGCATCGCGCCAGTACCAGCGGATGTGTGCGTCCTCGACCGTGATCTTCGCACTGTACCGGAGGGCGAGCAGATCGAACGCGGCGAGGACATCGTCATCGAGCATCGTCCCGTAGGAACTGAAGTCGATGGACCCACTCGTGGGATCGATGGTGCCCATCGGGACGATGTCACCGACGGCGTCGAAGATCTCACCCTGCACGAACGCGGGGTCGAGGCCGGTGATGCGGATGTGCTTGCCGTTGGGTGTGAGACCAAGGCGCTGCATCGTGGACGCCCCACGGACCGTCGTGATCACGGCATCCTGATCGTTCGCCAGCACACTGTGCTGACCTGTCGTGTCGATCTGATCCAACGTGGCCGTGATCGGGTTGATGTGGACGAGCAGCGACGGCTCGGCCCCGCCTTCGAACCTGCCGATGACCGGCGTGGTCGCACGGACATCGACGCCCATCTCGCGGAGTTCGGCGGGCAGGTGCTCGTCAGCCGCCTTGATGACCGGGTGCTGGCCCATCTCGACCACGTCGTCGTATGTGCGGACCTCACCGAACTCGGGACGCATTCGCGACGATGCCTGCACGACGCTGCCCCGGTCGGCCCCTGAGACGACCCCCTGCGGGTAGTCGTAGACCTGCACCTGCACGTCGTTGCCGAAGTCCATCTCCTCACGGCGATGGGCATCACCGAACTCACTGAGGATGCGACCCTCCTTGTCAACCGGGACGACATTCCCGGTGTCCGGGCCGCTGTGGCTGTTCAGGAGACCGTTGTCGAAGTTGCCGCGCGAACTGTACGGCCTGAGCGTGCGAGGATCGCGGACCTCAACCGTGCCCACCGGCTTGAGTCGCCCGAGTGAGAACGCGTTCCACATCTCACGGTGCGTGCGGGTGAGCGGTCCGAAGGGCCGGTCGGCTGCCGCCCAGAGCGCCTTGCCGTTGTCCAACTGGAGACCAGACGGCTTGATCTCGACGCCCAGTTCCTCTTCCAGCGAGCGGTACATCCAGTTGGCGATGCCCTTGCCGCGCTGGCCCGCATCCACCCAGATCATGCTGGTCTCCCAGCGACCATCCTCGTAGATGTTCCCGTAGACGTAGGCAACCTCGGCCCCGCTCGCGTCCTTCACGCTGATCCGGGTGTGGCTGTCGTAGCCGTCCTCGGGGTCGGCACGCTGGACCTCCAGATCCAGCCCGGGGACAGCCTCACCACGCTGTGGCGTCTCCCGCCTCGGGATCATCGGCCCGCGACCGACATCCGGGTTCATCCAGCGGTCCTGCCGCGCCTTCTCCCAACTGCGGGCCTTGGCGGCAGCATCGAGTTCGTCCTGCGGGGTGCCTGCGGGCATCCGCTCGGGCAGGTCGATGCCGTGGGGGAACCGGTCCGCGATCATCTCCTGCGACAGGTTCATGACCGCGACCATGTGATCGGAGTCAGCCTCGGGGAGTTCCCTGCCGCGAACGCGGGCCACGTTCACGATGTCGTCGTACAGCGTCTCGCCCACGATGTTGCCCAACTGGTCGGTCGAGATCGGGCGACCGACGTAGGTGCGGGCAAGGTACTCGCGGTGCGAGATCCCGTTCAGGTCGGCGGCGATGACATCACGGGCACGGTGTGAGGCCACGGCCTCGACGGACAGGCCGTGGTCCAGCAGCGCCTCGTAGAACTGGTTGGGCGTGCCGAACGTCAACTGGTGCAGGGCGCGCTCGACGTAGTCCGG